GATAAAATTACTGGATATCTTGAAAAAGATATGAATAAAAAAGATTTCAAGCCAATGTCTAGAGCTATAAAAACGGCATCAGGAAAAAGTACTATTCCAGTAAAGCGTAGAATGATTGGTAAATTTGCCGAAGAAGATCATTGGCAAGAGTGGCTAGCATCAGTAGAAGGTATAATTCCAGATAATAAGTTACAAAAATTATATTTTACTTTATATGATATAACATCTGCTACATATACGGCCAAATATATCGACGAAGTATTAGATGAATTATATAATATAGATGCTAAAGTATTAGCAAAGGAATTATTTAGTATAAACACGCCGCCATTGGGAGAAAGTGGTTATAGTGTCCCTGACGAATTTTATGGCATGGCAGATATTGGAACTGTACGGGGAGGGTCAAAAGGAACTGAGATGGGTAGAGGTGAATTAATCATTCCATTTCTTTTTAACAGAGGTGAATTAGGCGGGGCTAATGCAATACATGATGTCGATATCAATGGCAAAGGTTGGCATGTAAAAGAACTTAAGACAAAAAATTCATATATAAGATTAGGATTGAATACATATGCAAATTCAGGTCTAGCAAAGGTTTTAAGTAGAGTCGGTTTATCAAAAAGCGAATTTAGTTTAGTTCGTGTAAAGGATGAAGATGGCGATCTTCGACAAGATATAATTGATATACTAAATGATGAATATGGTAATGTTAATAATGCTTCAGAAGGTTATTTAAAGATACAAGAAGAATTAGATACAGAGATGAGAGAAATGGCAATTGCGACTAGTAATGGCCAAGGCTTAATTTTTTATGTACCAGCTGATCAAAAATTATATTTTGCTGAAACTGAGGATTGTATATCAGGCGGAGCGACCCAGGGAGCACATACTGTTGGATATTCACATTCAGGCAGATCTATAGGATTGTTTGCAGCAGAAGCAGAAAAAATTTAAAGGAGGAGGTGAGTGAAAACGCAATTATTATGTACATTTGCACATAGACGCAATCAGGACATCATCACAGAGCATATCATTGCAACATATGATCTTAGTGAACATCGCATGTTTCTGTTCTGCGATCGAGAACATCCAGATGATCTGTATATAACTTACAATATTGTATTACCATCACCTAGAAGATCTGCTAATACTATATCCATTCATAGAAAGAAAGAGAGCAATACGTTGTATAGCATTAATGCTCTCAACACAGTCATCAAAGAATGTAACAATGGAGTTCTGGACAAGAGTTTCATCATCCCATGGCAGCTTTACAGAAACTCTCTGTTGTTAACTGATGGCGACCAGCTCAGACAAATTAAATTGAAAATGCTCAAACGATTGGATGTTTAAGCATATTTATATTTGTAAAAAATAATTAAAAAATAATCATTAAAAGACTTGGATAATTGAATCTAAGCACTTATATTAAGAATTAATTAGTATTGTATTGTTTAACCAAAAAAAGGAATTAGAAAATGGCAATTGATTTAGATGCGATTAAAAGGAAGCTTAATCAACTTCAAACGACAGGCAACCGCCGTCAAACGTTATGGCGCCCAGAACCGGGCAAGCAAGTTATTCGAATTGTGCCTTATCAGCATGATCGAGCAAACCCATTCCAGGAACTTTATTTTCATTACAACTTAGGCAAGAAGAACTTTCTGTCTCCTACAACATTCGGCAAGGCTGATCCAGTTGTGGAGTTCACTGAGAAACTCAAAGCTTCAGGTAATTCAGATGAATGGAAACTTGGCAAAAAGATGGAACCAAAGATGCGTGTTTATGCACCAATCATAGTTCGAGGCCAAGAATCTGAAGGTGTGAAATTTTGGGGCTTTGGAAAAACTGTGTATACTGAACTTCTTGGATTCATTGCAGATCCAGATTATGGTGATATCACAGATCCGATGGGAGGACGTGACATTGTTGTTGAGTTCACTCCATCAGAAGGTCCAGGAGCATATCCTAAGACAGCTATTCGAGTGAAACCAAATGTGTCGACAATGACTGAAGATCGAAATATTGCTGAGCAGATTGCAAAGAATCAGCAAGCACTTACGGAGATTTTCAAAGAGCCGACATATGATGAACTCAAAGAAGCTTTAGAGACATGGCTGCATCCAGAAGAGGAATCAGCTAGTACTAGTTCAGACGGAGTTCCTCCGCCACCGAAAGAGGGTGAGGTACCAACATCAGTAAATCGTGTTGATGATGTGTCATCGGCATTTGATGAATTATTTAACGATTAATTAAGGAAGGCTTATGAAGTCTAAAGTTGAGTTACAAGACTCTCTGGCTGGAGAACTCGCCAGTGCTATAAACAAGAAGTTTAAGAATACTGGATATAAGACAGCATACTTTCTTAATCAGGATACTGATTCGCCTTCAGAAGTGCGAGGATGGATTCAGACAGGATCGGATATGCTGGATCTGGCAATTTCAAACAGAGAGAACGGAGGATTTCCAGTTGGGCGTATCACTGAGATAACAGGGTTGGAAGCATCTGGTAAGTCTCTATTAGCAGCTCATGCATTGGCTAGTACTCAAAAGCAAGGAGGATTGGCAGTATATATTGATACTGAGAATGCAGTAAGTCGTGATTTTCTAGAAGCCATTGGTTTGGATCTTGAAAAGATGTTGTATGTGCCGTTGGATACCATTGAAGATGTTTTTGAAGCTATTGAAAGCATTGTTCTAGGTGTTCGTAACAGTAGCAAGGATAGGCTTGTCACCATTGTTGTAGATTCTGTAATGGGCGCATCCACAAAGATTGAGATGGCTAAGGAATTTGATAAGGATGGATATGCTACTTCAAAGGCAATCATTCTGAGCAAAGGTATGCGTAAGATCACTAATATGATCGGTCGTGAAAAGATTTGTTTGTTATTTACAAATCAGCTCAGAACAAGACTAGGAGTTGCATTCGGCGATCCGTATACGACATCAGGTGGTAAAGCCATTCCATTTCACGCTTCAGTCCGATTACGATTGAAATCAGTCGGTCAGATTAAAATGAAGAAGGATGGTGTTGATCAGGTTATTGGCATCAAGACCAGGGTTCAGGTTGTGAAGAACAGAATGGGGCCGCCATTGAAGTCAATCGATTATGACATCTATTTTGAGTCAGGTATTGACAACTATGGTGGATGGTTGAATGTCATGAAGGATTATAAATTGCTTAATCAGTCTGGGGCATGGTATACATATACTCGAGCAGATGGATCTGATGTGAAGTTTCTGTCCAAAGATTTTGAAAAGAAATTAGCTGAATTAGATGGACTGAAAGAAGAGATCTATGATGGCATTTGCAAATCTTATATCCTGAAATATAAACCAGGTGAAGATTTTGGAGTAGATGACATTGAGATTGATGAAGAGTTTGTTAATGAAGAAAGTTAATGCAGAAACGGTATAAAGAGCTGCTGCAGCAGATTGAGCAGGAACGGCAGGATGGAACGGGTAGAGATAAGAATTCTCACATAATGGTTATAGACGGTTTGAACACTTTTATTAGAGTGTTCTCTGCCGTTCCTGCTCTCAATGATGATGGACAACATATTGGAGGAGTAACTGGATTCCTCAGATCAATAGGCGCAGTGATACGGCAATTGAAGCCAACTAGATGTATCATTGTGTTTGATGGCAAAGGAGGCTCCAAGCGTAGAAAGAGCATTTACTCAGACTATAAAGCCAATAGAGCAAATAAAACTGCTTTCAATAGATATCAGGAATTTGCTTCATTGCAGGATGAACAGGACAGTATGCGTCGACAATTTGGTCGCATGATTCAATATCTGAACTGTTTACCAGTTACCACAATGTCCATTGACAATGTGGAAGCAGATGACATTATAGCTTATATCGCAAATGAAATCTATACCGAGGATAGACAAAAGTGTACAATTGTATCCACGGATAGAGATTTTCTGCAATTAGTTAATCACAGAATCAATGTATGGAGTCCCATAAAAAAGCGCTTATATACTCCAAGTCTTCTACAAGAAGAAATAGGTATAAATGAAAAGAACTACCTCTTGTACAGAGCGATAACGGGGGATAAATCGGATAATATTGAAGGTATCAAAGGAGTAGGTCTAAAGTCGCTAATCAAACATTTTCCGATGATGACTGAAGATCGTGAAGTGTCTGTGAATGAAATTATTGACTATGCAGTGCAACAGGATTCCAAATATAAAGTTGTGAAAACGTTAGCAGCTGCTGCCGAACAATTGGATCTGAATTATAGATTGATGCAACTCAAAGAAGTGGACATTAATGGCAGTGCTAAAATGTTCGCTATGAATATGTGTAAACAAGATATTCAGAAACTAGATGTATTGGAATTCAAGAAAATGTTCATGCGAGATAAGATGTATACAGTTATCAAAGATCTGGACAGTTGGTTGAATTCGTCATTTATGTCACTAAATGCTTACGGAAGCATTTGATTATTTAAAAAATTTTATTATATTATGTAAATGACAGATCGATTATCAAGTTACGGATATTCATTTCAGATCAAGGTGATTACATCACTGATGACTGATAAGACATTCCTACAGCAAATAGCAGACATACTTTCTCCGAAATATTTTGAATCAGAAGCTAACCAATGGATAGTCGATATTGTTCTTAAATATCATCTAGAACACAAATCATCTCCTACTCTTGATGTGATGAAAGTGAAATTAGAAGATGTTGATCATGATGTGCTTGTCACGCAGATCAAAGAACATCTAAAAGATGCTTGGAAATATACTGAATCAGATGATCTAGAATTCATCAAAGAACAAGCATTAGACTTCTGTAAGAATCAGGAAATCAAGAAAGCCATCATGAGTAGTGTTGAATTGCTCAAACATGGTCGTTATGATGACATTAAGGTACAGATTGATGATGCACTCAAAGCCGGAGCTGATAAAGACATAGGCCATGATTACATGACCGCAATTGATGAAAGATATACAGACGCAGTTCGTCATGTACAGTCAACTGGTTGGGATGTGATAGATGATCTCGTCGATGGCGGCCTAGGCAAAGGAGAATTAGGTGTGATGGTTGCCCCAGCCGGTATTGGTAAATCGTGGGCATTGATGAATATTGGCGCTTCTGCTATAAAGAAAGGTAAAACAGTACTACATTATACATTGGAGCTCAATGAAGCATATGTCGGTCTGAGATATGACTCTGTAATAACTGGTATTGCAAATCAGAATCTGAAACATTATCAGTCTGAAGTAAAAGAGAAATTGTCTAAAATAGACGGCGAATTGATTATCAAACATTATCCTACTAAGAGTACATCAGTACTGGGCATCCGAGCTCATGTTGAGAAATGTATAATGCAAGGTAAGAAGCCAGATGTTATCATTGTGGATTATGCTGATCTGCTCAGAGGTAATGGAACAGAGAAACGCCATGAGCTGGAAAGTATATATGAAGATCTGAGAGGCATGGCCGGCGAATATGAATTGCCAGTATGGACAGCATCCCAGGCAAACAGGTCTGCATTGGAGGAAGATGTGATAGATGCAAGTAAAGTGGCAGAGTCATATGGTAAGGTAATGGTAGCAGATTTCATATTGTCATTATCCAGAAAGGTTGAAGACAAATTAGCTGGCACAGGTCGATGGCATGTAATAAAAAATAGATTCGGCCCGGATGGGATAACATTGCCCAGCAAGATGAACCTTAGTAACGGGCAATTTAACATATATACGGATACGTCCATTAACGGTCAGCAGACGCAAAAGCAAATGGATAATGGAAATACATTAGCTAGACAATTGCTTGCTCGTAAATACAATGAGACAATTGGCAAAGATTTCGGGTGATTTTCTTACTCAAATCGCTAATCTACATGACCATGACGTATATATATTGCAGTAAATCGTTCTTTTTAGAACAAATTAGTTACGGTGTACACATTATTATTTAACATTTAAAATTAGGAAATTCATGGATTTATCTACACAGATTCTTTCAGAGATCACCGTACACATGAAGTATGCCAAATTCCTCCCTGAAATGAATAGGAGAGAGACTTGGTCAGAACTTGTGGATCGGAACAAGGCAATGCATATCAAGAAGTATCCATCATTGAAAGATGCGATTGAAAAGGCATATCAATTAGTATATGACAAGAAAGTTTTACCATCAATGCGTAGTATGCAGTTTGCAGGTAAACCAATTGAGATAAGTCCTAATAGAGTTTATAACTGTGCCTT